CGTCTCGCCGCCCAGCGCTCCGCCGAAGCTCGCGAGAACCTCGCCCGCGCCTACGACGCCTTCCCCCTCTTCCCTGCGGCATCCGTGCGCGCCCGCTCTCTGCGGACCAAGTACCTCGCCGCCACCGAGACCACGGGCGAGTACAGGCGTCCCCACCAGTTCGCCTGCGAAGACGGAGGGGAGCGCGGATTCATGTACGCGTCTATCCCCGGCGTCATCGTCGGTCTCTGGATCATCATCGGGACGTTTCTGGCTCCCTACTCCTTCGTCGCGACCATCATCTGGATTCTCGTCCAGCTCTTCGTCTGGTTCGTCATCTGGATGTACGCCTGCGCTATGCCGCTCGCCACCTGGATGTCCGCTCGCGCGGGCGAGCACTACGACACGATCGTCGAGGACTACAACGCCTACGCCCGCTGGGTCGCCAGCATCGATCAAGAGTAGGAACTATGAAATCCATCATCACTGCGATCACGCTCGCCGCCGTCACGGTCGGCGTCATGCTTGGGCTCACAGGTGTCTTCACCAGCGACTGGTGGGACGACCCCTGGGGCTACCAGGCCGAGAACTGCGCGAGCGACGCCGAAGGTGTCATCTGGAAGTCCGACTATGCCGACTTCAACGAGGAGTGCGCCGAGTTGCTCGGCCAGACTGCCGAGGATATCGTCGCAGACAAGCAGCGCGCCGACGCGGCTCACGAGGCTGCTCAGCTCGACGCGCTCACGATCCCGGACAAGCCGTTCACGAGTATTCGTCGCGACACTGGCACGACGGCCACCGACTACCGCAGGGACAACGACCTCCCCTACGACTGGGGCATCGCAGACTTGCCTGGCGAGCACGCAGAGGTCGTCCGTTGGATCGACGGCGACACGGTCGAGACCACCAGCGGCACCATCAGACTGATCGGTATGGATGCGCCCGAGATCGATACGTGCATCGGGCAGGAAGCCAAAGCTCGCGCCGAGTCCGAAGCTCCCTCAGGGTCGACCGTCACGTTGTTGAATCCCGAAGAGGTCGACGACACCGACCTCTACGACCGTCTCCTGCGCTACGTGGTCACCCATCGGTATCGCTCCGACGTCGGGTACGACCTCATCTTCTCGGACCTTGCCGACGCTCGTTACGACTCCCAGGACGGCTACGACTACCACCCGTGGGAAGAGGAGTACCGCGCCATCGACGACCCGAACAAGTACGGAGGCTGTGACGGCGAGAACTTCCGCGCGTCCCTCCCCGAGAACGAGAACAACGACTGGTTCACGCCAGACAACGCGCCCGACACCGACACCTACACTGGACCCCGGTGCTACGCGCCCGGTGGTGACACGTACACCCCCTGCTAACTCAAGGAGCCACGCTTACATGGCCGAGTCCCATGCCACGCACGACCACATCGAGTTCCGCGCCGAGTCCATCACCGGCGCCCGCGTCTGTGACGGCTGCGGCGCGTTCGTGCTTGCCGGTCTCCAGGATGAGCACCAGTCCTTCCACGACCGCCTCCAGGTCACCCTCTCCGCGACCCAGCAGCAGGTCCAGCGCGAGGGCAAGAAGAAGTCCAAGAAGAAGGACTAGCCGCTAGCCTGCGCGTATGACCGCGTCGGCGCCCGAGCTCTCCAAGGCCCAGAAGGTCGCGCGTCTGCCCAAGCACAAACGCGACGAGATCCTCGAAGGCACCGATCCCGACACCCTCGCCTACGACTGGCGCTTCTGGGGCCGTCCCTCCCAGATCGTCGAGTCCGCCACCGCTTATCTCATTCTCTTCCTCGCCGGTCGTGGCGCCGGCAAGACCCGTTCGGGCACCGAGTGGTCGCGCAAGAAGGCCCGCTCTATGCCCGGAAGCCGAGGCGCGTTCGTCGCCCGTACCGCCGCCGACGTCCGAGACGTCCTCGTGGACGGGGACTCCGGCATCATGAACATCTCCCCGCCGTCCGAGCAGCCGCTGTGGGAGCCGAGCAAGCGCAGGCTCACGTGGCCGAACGGCACCGTCGCTACTGCGTTCTCGTCCGAGGTCCCCGACGCGCTGCGTGGTCCGCAGTTCGACTGGGCTCTCGGCGACGAGGTCGCGACCTGGGAGACCACACCCGACGCTTCCGGTCTGACAGCTTTGGACAACCTACGGATCGCTACGCGTCTCGGGGCCAATCCGCAGCTCTTCCTGATGACGACCCCGAAGCGCACGCACACGATCCGCAAGCTGCTCGCCGAGATCGAGGAGAATCCCACATCCACGATCCTGCGTCGCGGCAAGACCTCGGACAACATCGGCAACCTGTCCCGCGCCTACCTGAACACCGTCATCGCGCTGTACGAAGGCACCGCTCTTGCCACCCAAGAGCTCGAAGGCCAGATGCTGGACGATGTTGAAGGGGCGCTGTGGACTTCTGACGAGCTCGACGCCTACCGCGTCGGGGCTCTGCCGCCGGCAGACGAGCTGCTGCGACCTTTCGTCATTGTTGCCGTCGACCCTTCCGTTGCCGAGAACCCTCGCGACGAGTGCGGAATCGTCGTTGTCATCGGCACCGGGCACCGCCGCTACGCCGACCGCCACATCTACATCATGGAGGACCGCAGCGTCCTCGGCGCCCCGTCCGTCTGGGCGCCGGTTGTCGCACAGACCGCGAAGAAGTGGGGCGCGGTGGTCGTGGCCGAGTACAACCAGGGCGCCGCCCTCATCAAGAACGCACTGGAGAACATCGACCCGGCGATCCGGGTCCACGGGGTTCACTCGCGGGTCGGCAAGGCCCTTCGCGCCGAGCCCATCACGCTGGCCACCGACCAGGGCCGACTACACATGGTCGGGGTGCACCCCATGCTTGAGGACCAGTTGGTCAGTTGGCAGCCTGAAGTGTCCAAGAAGTCCCCGGACCGTCTCGACGCCCTTGTCATCGGCGGTCTGGCCGTCATCACCGACGAGTCCAAGAAGGTCGCCCAGCAAGCGATGCGCATCTCGACCAACCCCGACCGCCGTGCCGCCTACGCAGCCATCGCCGCCAACCGCAGCCGTGTGACCGCCAAGGACGCCCAGGGAAACCCGCTCGCGACGCTCCCGCCGCACATGCGCCAGGCCATGCGTGCGATGTTCCCGAACCAGTAGTACCTTCGACCTCGCATCTGGCCTCCCATACCGATGCACCGTGCGGAAATGGCTTGGGGAAGACAGATCCGCACACGAAGGCCCCTGGACTGATCACGTCCCCCGTGTCGCCAGGGGCCTTCACTCTTTCTTTCCGCTACTCTTTCGGACCATGCCGACTGACACTCAGACTCCCACCGTCACGCTCGTACAGGCGACGACTCCGTGGACGCAGTCCATGGACGCTCCTGGTGTCGTCTACGACCTGTTCCCGACGACCGTGAAGACCCCCGATGCGTACTACGAGAAGGTCCGCATCATCCTCACGAACGGCTCGCCGTCCGGCTCGCTGCCGAAGCTGTACGTCTTCCTCGACGGTCCGCAGGGTCCCGGCGTTGTCATCGAGGCGGTCTACGACCCGTCCCGCATCTACGGCGACACGGTCAATGGTCTGGACGTCTACGCCGCGCTCGACCCCGACCACCCGACTATCGCCTCGGTTGTCGAGCTGCGTCCGATGCCCAATTGTGGCTGTGGCAGTAAATTGAAAGGCAGCAACTTCCAGCCGTTCTCCACCCAGCGTCATTCCACCCCGCCCACGCCCGCCGGCCCGCTGCCCGCCCCGCCCGTCCTCGCGCCTGCTCACGCTGCTTCGTGACCCCGCAGACGCACACCGCACTCAGCCTCGCGGTTGACGCCCTCGCCGCCCAGCGCCTGACGCGGCTGATGGTGGAGGACGTCATCACCGAGCCCTTGCGCGACAAGTGGTGGTCCTACTTTCCTGCCGAAGAACGTCACGGGCCAGGCTTTGTGCCCACGTGCCCGCATTGTTCTGGGATCTACGCGGCATTCGCTATCACGGCCACGCACGCCAAGCCGCTGCGCTTTCTGCGGCCTGTTGTCTACGCGCTCGCACTGGCCTCTGTGCCAAGTTTGGTAGCTGACTACGCCCGCAAGCCTGACGGTTGGGGATAGTCTCTGCACCACTATGGGTGTCTTCACACGTCCTGCGCGCGGCGAAGGCATGCCTCCGCCCCCACCTGATACTCCTCGTGCTCTGACAGCGGCCACCAACAGAATCCGGATCGACGACAAGGCAGCCATCGAGAAGCTGCGTCAGTCCTCTGCCGATACCGGGTGGCAGACTCGCGCCTGGAGCGACTACGAGACGGTCGGCGAGATCCACTTCGCGTTCAACCTGGTCGGCAATGTGATCTCGCGCATCCGGTTCTATCCGGCTGCTGACATCACGCCCAACGTCGCACCGGCCTATGTCGATGACGCCCGTGATCTCACTCCGGGGATTGCCGAGGCGGCCAAGGCCGCGATGCGCCGCATCTCCGACACCAACGGCGACTTCTCCACGCTCGCCCGCCACGCCGCGATCAACCTCAGTGTTGCCGGCGAGTGCTATCTGGTCCAGATCCCTGCGCGCCAGGCCTTGGTCAACACTGGGGTGCAGACGACCCCCGAGTCCTGGGAGAT